GCTCGAGCTTGTTCTTTGGCTATGCCGTTGTCAATGGCCCATTTGTACGCAGATCTTGCTGCGGATATCACATTTATTTGTTGAATTTTCCACTCGTATTCCAATTCCATATCTTGAGCAGGCAAACTGTTTTGCCTGTTCTTTGGATCTTGCATACGAGCATCGCGTATAACAAAGTCTAAGTCTTGAGTGGGATCCGCATATCTTTGACTGAATTCTTGGAAACTAAAACTTCTATGACGTAACAGTTGTCTGGCTATGTCTCTTGTGGTTTCAATTTCCATGCAGGCACTGACCATTTCAAGCGGCGACCAGTGCTTGTGTTTGATCAAATAATGTACCAGACGGTCACTGGTTTCTAGATTGTTTTGATTAGAGGGATTGCTGACTCGCGCACAGAATGCGATGAGATCCTGTGCGTTGTCTAGATGTATGAAGTCGTCACTGACTGGTTTGCTAACACTGACTAGGCGTGCTTTCAAAGTTTGGCTTTCTTTAAGAGTTTATCGGTTTCGGGCTGCACTAAGTCTACCACAGCTTCGATGTCCAACGTAAAATCTATCTTACGTATAATGCTACTATACTGATCTATTACACGTTGGACAAGTACTTCGATCTCCTCTTCGCTCAAACCCTGGTTGAATAGGCTACGAACGTTGATTGTTTTTTGCCTATTGCCCTCTAGTCTTAGTACCAATTTGTGAATACACTCCAAGGGAACATTGGTCTTTTCTACTTCGGCAATTATGTGTTCCCATTTGCTGTAGTCTTTATCCGGCGACATTCTCGCGAACTTTTGAAGGACGACCACGACGCGGTTTGTCTGCGCCAGCAGCACCATGACTGATACCAGCCGCTTCAGATTTCAATCGCTTGCTCTCGGCTAGCAGGTTTTGTGCTTCGGTCTCCATACGTTCAGCTTGTCTAATCAAGTCTACTGCAATTGCTGCGTCGTCTAATGCAGCAGTGGTTGTGTTCACTGCTTGAGCTACAGCTTTGGCTCTACGTGCCGCAGTTGGATCTACCAAACCGGCATTAGCATCTACTTCAGCCAAGCGTTTGATAGCTTCTTCACCTTGACGCATTTCGTTAAGGATATTGTTCAGTTCGTCCAGTTTTACATGACTGGTGGCATTGGGAGTCATGATTACTTGATTGGTCTGGATCTTTTTAATCATGCCTTCTTTGTGTAGTGTTTCAAGAATGGCACGACCATCAGGTAGTAGACTTCTAAATAGGGCGTCCGCTAGATTCTCAGCTGCCTGTCCAATATCGCTTTCTAACACCTTCATGATACCATCGTGGTAGGGTGTAGGCAGTGTGTCTGGATAGATAACCAAACACATATGATCCTCGTTTGGAACCTGTCTAAACATGACAGCTACCTTGCGGTCTCCATGTCTACCTATGTGTTTAACAAAAGCCATGTTATTCTCCTTTAGGTTGGCTGTCAGCTGGCTGCTGAGGTATTGCAACTGCCTTCAAAAATTGGTCCAGTTTATCATAAACTGTGCCAACCTCTTTGAGTTCATTGGCCTTGAAAGCGCCACGCGAAGTAGCTGCTTCAATTATGTTTCTAATGGACGCTAGGTCAGTAAGAGTGAGAGCGGGAATTTCGCTCTCAGCAGGTGTAGGGTTGGGTGTATCAGTGGTCATAACTAATCCTCGCAAATAATCTATGTTATTTACGAGGATTAAATTTGCTTACTTTTTTTCTTCGTAGAGCGCAAACTGCCCAAACGGTGGATCTGGATCCTTGTCTCCGTGAATGATCCAAACAGTATCAGTGTAGTTTTCATCGCCCCAACTGCCGCATGGGTAACCGTCTGTGAACACTACCAAACGACGCGGTTGGATATCTTCCTTTTTAAGATAGTCGAAGATACAGTCAAAATCGGTACCGCCACCGCCTTTGCATTCGTACTCGGTGATGTCTTTTAGATTCTCCGAATTGAACTGTTCAACATTGTACACTTCAGTATCAAACGAAAACAAGTGTATGCGATACTGATCGAACTCTTCCATGATGCCTGCAATCTCTGACAAGAAATCTTTGGCTTGCGCATCTGAGATACTGCCTGACATATCTAGTGCTACTGCAATATCAATCATTTCGTCATTGTCCATGCCGGGCATGATTGCATCTAGATGCCAACTTTTACGACTGGCTCGCATCCAAGTAAAGTCTGACTTGATAGTGCTCTTGAGTTCCATGCGTAGTAACTCGCGCCAGTTCATCTTGGGCTCAGTCATAGACTGAATCAGACGCTTGACGCCGGCTGGTATGCTGCCTGCATTGTCACAGGCTTGAGCGGCGGCTAGCACTGCTTCTTTAATCTCGTCGCGTAGTGCAGCCTTTTCTTCTTCGCTTAACTTTTGCGGACGTCCTTTGCCTTCTTGGTCACCGTCGCTCTCCGAATCTCCGCCGTCACCGTCCATGTGTTCGTCTAGGATCTTGTTCACAAGGTCGTCTAGGCTGTACTTGGCTGCGTTCTCATAAAGATCGTCGTAGATTTCTTCGGAACTCATGCCGTCGTACTTGCTGTCATACAGACAAGGAACCGTAGTAATAAAGTCGCCCACTCGATGCTTTTTCAAATCGCCGTTGACAGCGTAGTCATTGGCCACGTTCCAAAGCATAGGATTACGGTCTCCGCGGCGACCAAAGTGATCATAGACTACATGCAATACTTCGTGTCCAAACAAGAATTCAATCTCTTTGGGCTTGAGCATGTTAACGAATCGACTGTTGTAGTAAAAATTTCTACCATCAGTGGCTGCTGTAGCACACCATTCGTCGGCGTTAATCAGTTTGAGTCGAGTGGCTAGGTTGCCAAAGAAACTGGCACGTAACAGCAAGCCTACTCGTGCAGTAATCATCTTTTCACGAACTTCGCGATCTAACTTTGGATCCATTGGTCCAATTAGATTCGCGAATTTCTTGGCGTCGTCTTTGTTAGTAGTAGTACCTTTAGTCATTGCAGTGATCCTTTAAGTTATAGTCTAGTGTACTACAACGTAAATTACTAGTCAACAAAGGGCCTTTCGGCCCTTGGTTAACGATCATCTCGGCTACCCAAAATGTACTTACCGTAGCGTTGATGGAACTCATCGAAGTGCTTGAGCTTGGTTGGTTGGAACGGTAAACCGTAAGTAGTCAATGCTACTCGGGCACCCATAACCGTAAGCTCGGTTTCGAAATTGTCCATCATAAAACGAAAGAAGTTATCCGCCATTGCATTGAACTCTTTCTCTGGCACTTTTGTTTCTACTGCATTTTTGAGCTCGTAGCACATACTGATCACCAAACTGTACATGGCCGACACTTCTTTGATTTCTAGTTTGGTGACTTTACCTTTTAGGATCTCCTCAGGCTTGGGCATTTTGCTAGCGACCTTGCGATGTGCCATGAACTTGACAGCGAGACCTTCACCGATCGTACCGGCGATCAAGTCAGTAGCGGTGGCGTCGTCGATGTCATCATCGCCTAAAATCTCAGACACAAAAGTCCAAGTCCGAGGAGTAGCGAAAGCACGGCTAGAGCTCTTGGAGTCGAAGTCATAAAGGTCCTGTTTAGCAAAACCAATATAACCAACAACATCTTTGTGGATGCCATTAAGCACCGCCCAATCTTGCCATGCTGCAAAATCTGCCTTCATCTCTAAATGAAGGAATCGGTTCGCCAACGGAGTGGGCATACGATAAGTAACACCCTTGTCTGACTCGCGGTTACCCGCAGCAATCATTACAACATTGTCAGGTAGAATGTACTTGCCCACACGGCGATTAAGAATCAGCTGATATGCTGCGGCTTGTACTGCTGGTGCAGCACTATTCATCTCATCCAAGAACAACACTACGATTGGATACTGGCTAGCCAGTTCTTGGTCGGGCAAATCGATCGGGGGTGCCCAATCCATCTTGCCAATGTCTTTGTTGTAGAACGGGATACCTCGCACATCGGTAGGATCCATCTGACCCAAACGCAGGTCAATCATGAGACCACCAAGTTCTTCGGCGATGCTGGCTACTACTTCACTTTTGCCGATACCAGGAGGACCCCAGAGAAATAACGGGCGTTGTTTTTGAAACGCTTTGAGAATGGCGCGACGAGCGCCGACACTTGTAACTGTACGTTGATCGCTAACAGCAGGCATAATATACACTCCATAAAAAGTTCACAGCATGGTTAGTATAACTGACTGCGAATAAGTGGTCAACGTATATTTAGAGAGATTTTGGGCAACAAACACTGTGTGGTTTTCCAGCCACATGGTCCGTTATTTGGTCAGCGCATACATACGGCTCCAGGCACCAACCAAACCATTTAGGATGGTACCTCCGATAAGCCAATTCGGATCTATCACGCTTTGTACTTCGTCCAATCCGGCACGCCAAATACGTGCAGCTGGAAGGTCCGAGTTCTTTATGAACCAATTGTCGTTTTCGCTTAGTGTGCCATTACGGACCTTCCAAGTTTGGAAGATTTCAGCATTAAATGTTGGGTAACATACCCGCTTGACTATGTCATAGTATTCTTCTAACCAGGGCCAACTCATCAGGTCCGCATCCTGTATATAGGCTTTCAACAACGGATGTGTTTCAAAGAAGCGCATCATTAGGTGTGCTTGCTTGATTGTCAGTTCAGGAAGATCCGGAGTCCAGTAAAAGTATTCATCGTTCTCCCAGACATTCCCAGTCATGCTGCCGCCAGGGCCTACACTCATTGACGTACACAGATCAATGAATCCGCACCAGTAATTGTTGTCTTTGAGTACAATCCTTGGTTTATCTATGCCAAACACAAAACCAACTTTGAATCCTCGGTCAACCAGATTAAGATGCTGCGGCTGCATGTGCATGCGGTTACGAGCCACAATGCTAGGTGCAAATCTATGACTCACTTGTGTCCATACCCAATCGGTGTCCTTGTACTGTGTGGCCACATCATTGGTCCAGTCGTACATGGTAACTTTGAAATTGTACTTTTTGCTCAACTCTTGTAGATACGGAATGGCCAGTAGATCAATCTCTCGGTAATTGTATTCAGGATCTCTGTTGAGATTTTGTCTGCCTTGATTGGTACTAAACGGACCATAACAGATAACATCATCAATGGGTATACCATTAAACAGAAAACTGTGCAGCATGTTGGTGCTGTCACTGCCTGAACTGTAACTCAGTACCAGATAATCATATTTGTCTCGGAGCTGCTGCGCTCGACGTTTATACAGGCTAGTCAAACTTTCTTCGGGCTCTACAGTCCAGTCATATTGGCCAAACAGTTCGTCATTAAAATTCCAATATGGATAGTGTCCGGTTTGTTGGCTGGCCATAATGGCATGCAGTTTGGAATAGTGTTTGTGTGGACCAACTTGGTAGAAACCTCTTTTGTCCCATTCCTGCTCGACTTTGGGATCTAAAGGGGTCCTGCTAGTGCTGAAGTTGAGTACAGCCTGAGGTGTTGTCATAAAAATATATATGGTAAAAAGTCATGCAGACGTAAAAATAGGCTCCGAAGAGCCTATTACTATTTTTGGTAACAAGGCATAGTTGCCCCGGAGGTTACGCTGCGAGAGCGAATACCTCGTCGTTAGCTGCGTTTGCAGTTACTATGTTTCGCTGATTACGTCAGTCGACTCTCGTGTTGTCTGCTTGCCTACTCTTGACCCTGTCGAAACCAGATCTGGCCCATCATAAAGAGACTGACGATTAAGTATGTTGCGTTCTGGAGGCAGTGGGCCGCAGCCCAATCTGTTCCATTCGCTTTCGGTATAGTAGTACATGTCTACTGGCATACAATCTCCTTATGGTGGACCAGGCGGGAGTCGAACCCGCGTCCAGAACCCTTTTTGGGTCGCTTCATACAACAATATCTTTAATTAAGATTGAAATTTAGCAGTATCTGAAAGCTTTCTGATACGGTTTTCTATCTTGGCTCTATGCCGGGGTCTTGCTGTTTCTAGCATTTTTTGCAGTTGATCTATGTTCAATGGACCTAGCCTTGGCTTTCCTGATTTGGTTTTCATTGGATCGCGTTTGAGATTTTTCACAGTTACTCCTTGTCAATTAATAGATCAAGCCATAGACCCAACACCAAATTTCTAGTGCTAGGTAATAAGTGCTGTAAGCTACTATGGCCGCAGCCAGTACAGCAGTCTTAGACAAACTGTTTTCAGCGATCGGGTTTCTCATGACGTGCAATGGTGTTAGGTTTATACAGGTAGTTACGACCAATTTTGCCCTGCTCAATTTCTTTCAGTGCGGTCACTGCTGCACCGTTATCGGTAGTAACCAGCGACTGCCAGCCCCGTCCCAGTTCTCTGGTGCGTCTGGCCGCAATTAAGATTAGATCATATCTGTTGCCAATAGCTTTGGCCGCCTGCTCGCTGCTGATTCTGCCCATGGTTCGCTCCTTGTTGTAGTATATAATCAAGTTTGCACAAGGTCAACGAATTTGTTGACCTTGTTCAGTTAAGCGAAGGCTCTGATCTTCCAGGCCCAATTTGGCAGTTTGGCTATAGTACCGCCACCTCCGGGAGTGGACTTGTTGGCTACCAACCAATTGCCGGCCATGTTAAGGTAAACCTTGGTAGCATCCCCAGACGGCTGTATGTAGTAATATCCAGGACTATAATCATTCATACAGTGTATTTCGTCGCCCACATTGTAACCTAGTTCTGGAATCACGCATACTGCAATTGCTTCTACTATTTTTGGTTTCTTGCCAAGATTATGATTGTATTCCAGGTGTAGAATATTTTGTGTTCTCACTGTTTGAGGACTTTCATAGTATTCTGATATGGCCCCGTTGCTGACACCGCAGGCTTCCGCAGTCAAGTAGGTGTAGAAAGTGGTATTCTGTGTGCCTGATGCACCACCATTGTATGCGTACCATATTTCAGCAAAGTCAGTGCTGCCATTGAAATAGACCACGTCAGACACTGTCATGGTCTGTACCAGTGGCGCGGCAGCGTTTATTGGTATGAACTCGTCGGTTCGTGCTGTTGGCTCTGTAGCGCCATTCTTTCTGATCGCAGCCGACACAGTTGATACAGCACTTGTTGATCCGTTGAAAGTGGTACTCACTACCGCAGTCAATCTGTAATAGCCAGCAGCTTTCGGATTGAATCTACGGTTGGCAGCATCCCAATAATTGCCAGCATCAAAGTTTACCGTATTATAGTTTACCTTAGTAAACTGTCCACCGGTGGCCGCTGTGTTTTGAGCAGCGTAGACTCTGACAACCTGACCAGGTGTGGTAGTTGTTGGTGGAGTTGTGGTGGTTACATTAGATACAATCGTGTCTTTTCTATCGGCTGTGACCACAAAGCGTCTACTATTAGCACCGCTGCCGATTTCATTGGCCACACCGGTTACACTACAGACAACTGTTTTTGGTCCGGTAACTTCTTTGATACCATTCATTGGACGGAAAGAAGTTCCTGGAGGATCACCATCGTTTGGCGCACTATAGACCGTGGTGCCATCTATAATCAAAGTCTGTGCAGCAAACGCAGCTTCGTGATTGAAGAAAGTAGCGTAGACCACCCAGGTACCTGCTGGTACGTCAAGATTAATAGACGTTTGACCTTGATTTTGATTGAACAGACTGCTGGTTGTACTAAACAAGTTGGCTGAAATAGTGATATCGCCGTTGTTGTTTACAACACTAACGCCGGATCCTTGTATGATACTCTTGACGTTGGCACTCAAACTCTTGCTAGTTGCAGTGCTGTCAATGGTAATACCGCTGCCAGGTGCTGCTGTTATAGTATCAGCACTGGAACTGATAGTGATACTGCCTGTAGCATTAGACAGTGTGATACCTGATCCTGCACTGAGATTAGTAACCCCAGTGTTGACCACTGTGACCACATTGCCAAGAGTGTTGACACTGATGCCGGTGCCGCCGGTCACTGTGGTCACTATGTCATCGTTCATTTTGATGATATAGGTAGCAGCCAGGAATGGTGGCAGGTTACGTTTGATAGCACTTTCGCCCACTGTGCTCACATTGCCAGACAGCGTGAGATCGTGTTGATGTGCGCCAGCACTGTTGATTGTGATACCAGTGGTAGCTGTGTTTGTTGCAGGTGGTGGTCCAGATGCATCCTGTGGAGTCTTACCACCGTATCCAGGTCCTGGGACTGCCTCGGTCAAAATCCTGTCGTCTAAGTTATGACGGTGGCCACTGTCGTTGATGGTGTGAATGTGCAGACCTGAAGCTTCGGTCTTCGTGGTAATTTGACCCAAAGAGTGTGTGTGCGATACTATGGCAGCATCTTGATAACCGCCAGTTTGACCTGGATTATAGTCGCTGCCGGCGCCAATGGCAAATCTGTTATTGAAGTTAGGCAGGTTAAAAGTGTTGATACCGTCGCCAGGACCAAACGTTATACCAATTCTACTAAACAGCGTGGCAAATGCGGTACGACTTACAGCCTGACCATTACAGACTGACCAACCCAGTGGCGGAGCACTGCTGCCGTACAAGGCAATCTGCCCGGCCACACCACTGCCTAGCAGATAGTTGCCGCCGCTGCCGCCGGCAGTGTTGCTGATAGTGAACACATTGTCCGAAGTTTTACTAACACCAATGCCACTACCGGCCAAAATGTCTCTGACATAAACTGTGCCATC